GACATGACTACTGAACAGGACGACTACTGCTGTAGCGCCACAAAGCCACCTGGATTCACGTATTACGGAAATGTGACCGTATGTAATACGTGTTTAACCAAGTTTCCGTACTATGACTGTTACTGCGAGCTCGAACATGAAGACTGTTCGTATCAAAGGCGCCACAAAAATGCTGAATACAACGCATCATTTATAAATGGAGAAAAATGAACACCCACCCAGACATTCCGCCAACCCTGGCCGACTACAAGGCGTGGCTGACACGCAAGTATCCGACAAGAAAATGGGTGCTTGACATATCCCCAGACACATATAGACTGCTGAGGGAAAACCAACTTAAAAAACTGGAGAAGTAATGCCTAATTTTCTTTTTATAGCTTGGCAGATTGTGCTCGTTTTGAGCTTTGCTATGTGGGTGTATATTTTTTCTGTTACGCGCAAGATACAGAAACAATCAAAAAAGAAAAAGAAAAAGAAATAAATAGCGTGTTTTTCGCGCCTTTAGCTCAGCCGGTAGAGCACCGGACTTTTAATCCGTTGGTCCTGGGTTCGAACCCCAGAGGGCGCACGCCAAAGAAAACTCAAAATATGAGCGACCGGCGCGGGTACTTCCAACAAAAAGTAATGAAAAATACAATCACTGCTATAGCAACACTCCAAAATTTTTTTTTGAAAATGGCATTTACTTCAGATAGATTTATCCACTAATGGACCCACGTTTTAGAAAATCCGCACCCGATGGAAAACATTTCGACAGCGAAAAGGAAATGAACAAATTCATCTCCGAGCTGACACAGAAACAGGCTGAACAAGCCGACAAACTCAACGAAGAACTGCTGCCAAGAGGATTCCAATCAGTACAAAGAGACAATGTGCCTGATGCAGTTGCCGAAGCACTAGATGACTTACTCCAAAGAATAGAAAAATTCTGTCCGCACATCAATACGGTGCCACCAACAATTGACCATTTACTGCTGCCAGCAATTCAGGTTGCATGCTGTTCAATGTGTTTGCCGGACTTCATGCCCCTGCTGCACGAGCAGATGAAAAGCACAGACTGTGATTTGTGCGGAATAATTTCCCGGGAATTTGTAGAGATATCAATACCAATTGGTTATGGATTACTCACAATTAATGTCGGTGAAAAATGCTGCGCTGACATATTTATTAGATAAATTTATCCTAAATGCGGAACATGTTTTATATATATCTAGGGTGCCGAAAATGCTAATAAAAATGCCGGCACTCTTTAATAATCTCCATTCACGGAGAACTAATAGGAGGAACAGTAGAAGTGACAACCAATAACGAAGAGAGCTTTATGATTTCAGTAAGGAAGTCAACAGGAGGCGACATAGCACGATTCTCTAGTGAGTCGCTGATTAAGTCGCTGCTGGAAAAGGGCTCAATGTTTGAGGTTATACAAATAACACAACTAGCAAAAAAGAAATCAAACAGCTAGTTACCAGTTCGACTCAACAAATGCGTGAGTCTCTGGAATCTCCTCATGTACTGAGTAGTACGGGTCATATGGTGATTCCCGTAGTTTGATAGCAAGTGCCGGCCTGAATTCTTCCAGAAGGTTGAAGTACATTTGCCCATAGCGAAGTGGGTATTTATCGTTCTTCTGGTGCTCATACTTAATGCTGACATCAGCAAGAAAATCATTAAACGACAGGTATTGGGTTTGCATGAATTTCAGTATACGCTTGAACCGTGAAAGAAACACAGGACGCTTTGTACTCGGATTCACCGGACGTGATTGAAGCATACGAAGACAGGGCATTCATGCATTTGTCCTTCACAGGGCTCATCCCATGCTGTCTGGGGGCAAATGGGAGACAATCAAGACACTGGAAGAAAGTCCGCAAACTGGCGGCCGAGCTGTATGCATTGGATAAATTTAAGTGAAAAACCTGGGATGAATTTTTTGCGATTTTGCTCCCCCACCCACCCTGCCTCAACCGAGAAAGTTTCGCGGGGCTACAAGAGACAGGTGCTGCGAGGCGACACTGCGAACAATTTTTCGCAATTTGTGTCGGTACTCGGGGTAGTCGGCAACAAGTCCACACACGCAGAGGACACACAGCAGTCTCTCGCAGTGTGTGCCGATGGTTTCTGGCTGATTACAAAACGACACAACTCACTAGATAAGTCACGACCCGAATACGACACCCCAAAAAACAGCAAGACGATTTATCCAAGTGTTTCAGTAAGACACACGCCGAGAGAGAGACCACACACCCGATGTAATCCAACACGCAACACGACACGCCAACAAAACCAACAGCACTGTCGGGTCTGTCGGGTTTCGGGTCTGGTGTGGGCTTAGCCACGCAGAGCCTCGCTCATACACATCGCATACACACGACACACACAAACACAAGAGAGAGATGAGATGACAACACAAGAGCCAACCCCATCAGAGTTTGTCGCTTTCGTTCCAAGCAACAGTATGTACACACAGTTGCTTCGGTCTAAGAGGACAGCGAACGAACACCTGACCACACACCAACGCCTGTCGCAGATGAAACTCACAGGTGTATTCATCTCAAAGGTAGCAAGCGAACTGTTGGCACTTGACTTAGATGAACAAGGTTGCCACATCGCTACGGGTGAGTACGCAGACACCCACACGCTTAGCCTTGTGTCACTGATGCTAGAAGCAGAGAGGGAGATAGGCTTCGCACCCACTGATGATGAGATAGACCGTATGCCCCCAGCAGACGCAGAGAGGGCACACGCCGAACGCCAACGCCAACGCAACTACGCCTACTCTGCCTACCTTCGCCTCAACACACGCCAGTCATAGAAGTCGCCAAGTGCTACGGGTACTAGATAAGTCTGCTCGCATACGACTATCGTTGAGATGTTATGAGTAACCATGTTCGCTGTTCAGGTTGTGACTACGATGTCCAGTGCGATGAACAAAAGCACCTACCTAGTAACGGTTGGGATTTACCATTTGACCTATTTGGTTACTATGGTGGCTTCACTGATGAGGTAGATGTACTGTTTAGTAATCGCCGTAGCCGTAGTTGGATACTGTGTCACGACTGCATAGTGAAGTTCCTTACTCTGTTCCCAGCATTGGCAGAGACGATAGGTAAGGGGACACACCCCTGCGATAGTGAAACACCGTGCTGTGAGTGGGCATGGCGTTCCACTGAGAACTTCGGCAAGTATGAACGCAATGCTAATGGCGAACTCGTGCCAGTGTCGGGGGCGCACTATCAGGTGGTCGTTGATGGTCAGTGGCGTGATGTCACAGATAGTAAATAGATAAGTCTGCTCGCCCTACCCTAAGGTCAATACCGAAAGGGGAACACAATGGGAATAGCACGAAACGCAGAACTCACTATCACACTTACGGCACAGCAGGTTGCTCGCTTGGAGTGTGTCTTACAGATAGTCAGGTTGTTCGCTGATGATGAACACACGGAAGCGCATGTTTCCGAAATCTACGAAGTCTTGCGCCAAGCAGAGCGCACTCAACTCGGAACATACGGCATCTAGTGATTACCAAAGGACTTACCGTAGGTCAGACGCTGTTGATACCAGTGTCGTTCGGTCACATCGTTTCAGACAAGGCACGCCGAATGACTACGGGTGCTGTGGAAGCAGAGTTCATCTCATACCACGACACAGATAAACAGTACGCCCGTGTGCTTTACTGTGGAGAAGTTTTCGTTGTCAGTGTTGGACAGATACTGAACTAGATAAGTTCATCACGCACACTCTTCCATTACTTGACCACCGTCTGTCATACGCAACTCACAGGAGTTGTGTGTCGGCAGATAGATGGTGTCACCGATAGTCAATGTCGTGCCGTACAGGGCGACAAGTCTGTCCACCACTTCCATAGTGTTGCCTTCACACTTTGTTCGGGCTATCCAATAGAGAGTGTCGCCTTCTTTGATAGTGACTGGTGTGCCATCACAAAAGAACTCACTGTCTCTTGCTTGCTGTCTTTCCAAATACCCAAATGCGAATACTGACGCAAGTGTTATTGCGATAGCGATGAGAATTGTCTTTGCTGTTCGATAGGTGTTCTCGTTCATCTCATCATCTTATCTAGTTACAACACAAACCACACTCAAACGCTCGGAGCCCCGGCTGGCGCAGTGCTTCGCACTTTGCCCTCACTTGTGATGAACACTTATCTAGTAAGTCATAGTCTCGCCGTAGCAGAGTAATGCTCACTAGATAAGTGAAACCCCGTAACCCCTACGCCCTTGATGAAAGGGGGTTGGGGATAAGAGCGCAGAGGCTACGGGTGACCGTTGAGACTTATCTAGTACGGTTCAGAGGCGTGAACGATGAATGGCGAACCACACTTCACACAGTTCGCTGTTCGCTTCTCGCTGTCGTATGTCGGATACTCATCAGCGTCAATGCTTGACCCGTGCCAACCGATGTACTCACCCAAATACGAGAGAGAGTGTTCGTTATCAGTCGGACACTCCAACTCATAAGAGTTGTGGTCGTATGGGAAACAGTCAGCCATTTCCACCGTCACACGGAAAGCACGAGGCTTCGTGTATCCACCACGAACATCACAGCCCCCGTGTATCTGAATAAGGCTCACAGTCTCACCGTCATTACGGGTGAACGATACGCCTTGTAGTGTTTGCGAAAGACTGTCCTCGCCGTTGTAAGTGTTCCAAGTACGAGGCTTAGGGTCGTAGCGTTCAGCCAGTGTCTCGGCGATAGCCAACCAGCCCTCATCAGGCATACACCGTGCCAAATCATCTAACTCGGCTTGGATACTCGGCAGAAACTCCACACGGTTCGCAAGAAAGTGAAAAACTGAAAGCACTACGCCATAACCGTCAGCCCACGCAGTCGGTTCGTTCTCAAAATCGGCAAGCGTCTTGCCATTGTTTCGTTCCCAGTTCCTGCCGTATGCGCCACCACTGTCCAAGATGTGCGTTCCAGTGTTTTCTGTTAGCATTTCTGCTAACACGCTACGGGTGTCCAGTGCTGTCGTAGTCATTAGCGCACTCGCTTCGTGACTGGGTGACGGCGAATAGAGCCGTAGCGTTCGTCTTGATGTTCGTTGTACACGGTCAGAGCGAATAGGGTGGTAATCACCGTTCCACCTACCACGATGAACAAACAGGTCAGCAGGTCGCCGATGTTGCTGTTGTAGTACGCCTGAACCACTCCGAACAGTCCGATAGTCGGCACGGCAGAGATAATGCCGAGCAGAGCCTTCATCGTTCCGAGATAATGTTCCTGACACCAGTTTTCGCACTTATCTAGTAACTTCATTAGTTGCCCCTTTCACGAGCGTTAGTTCCTGAATAAATCATAACCATTGACGAGCAGAATTATCCGACTTTCTGCCGACCCACCCGTGCGCCCTCGCCACAGACCGAACCCCAACCACTGCCCCTGCCTCTGGAGCCCCGGTGTACAATGAACCAGGCAATACTCGGTTAGATTTATCTAAAAGAGAGAGAAGGAAAGACACGAAATGGCACACGGACTAGAAATCAATAAAGACGGCACAGCGAGAATGGCATACGCCGACAGAGAAATCCCGTGGCACAGGCTTGGAACGCCAATGAAGGGGCTACAAACGGCAGAGGCAATGCTCGAAGCTTCACAGGCGAACTTCGATGTAGTCACAACACGGGTGGCAATTTGCGATGACAATGGCGAACCACTACGGAACCCTGATGGCACAACTATTCTCGTGCCGGACAGTCGTGCAACCGTACGGGTCAACATTGACGGCACATTCACCGGTTTGGCCACCGTTGGAACGCGTTATGTAGTTCAGCAGAATAAAGAGTGTTTGGATTATGCGCTAAGCATCGTGGGTGCTTCCGAAGGAGACGCAGTTGTAGATACCGCCGGTGTTCTACACGATGGAAAAGGTTTCTTTGCTTCACTTGACTTGGGCGCGATAGTCGTAGACCCTGCTGGCGTGAATGACCAAATAGCGCGCTACTTACTTGTTCGCAATGGACACGATGGAAAGACGGCAATTACATTCGCCAACACTTCTATTCGTGCCGTATGTCAAAATACCGTAACGCTTGGCATAGAAAGCGCTCGACGGGTATTTACTGCTCGTCACACTCGTAATGCAGACAGAGCGATAGAGCAAGCGAATGAAGTTCTTGCGATATCTAATGAATGGGCAAACAACTTTGCTGCTACTGCCGAACGACTACTGGCAGTGAAAGTTCCAGCACGCACACAAGTTCTTGACAAAGTCCTAAATACAGCATTTCCGATAGAGCCAAATAGCACAGAGCGTCAGAGAAAGAACCGTGATGACGTGTTGTCGCTAGTTCGCGCTATTTATGAAAACGAAAACAACGCAAAGAACTACGGGTACAACGGCTGGTCAATCTATAACGCCATCGGCGAATATCTCGACCACTACCGAGATGCTTCTCGCGATGAACGCGCGCTCGCGTCCATGGACAACAACTCATGGGTGACGAGAACAAAACTAAAAACTCAAACTTATCTATTAACAAATGTCTGACTTCTAGTACGGGTATTATTAGTCAAGCCCATAGAAAAGTGAGGCAAGATGAATAACGACGGCGCAGACGATTTTTACGAATTTGCCGGTGATGATGGCGAAGAAATGCCGACAAAGGAAGAACTTGCGCTGTTCATATCCGAGTTCATGTCTAACTCGCAGAAAGCGAGAAATATGTATCGTTCACACTTCTGCTCAATAATCGCAAATCGAATTCACGATGAATTCGGCGTAGAGGGTTTGTGTGAATTAATGATGGCAATAGACAAACGTGCCGGTTGGATATCAGACATCATCATTGAGGACGCAGATATCCATGACGCACTATTTAATGGGCACGGCGTGTATGACGACAAAGCAATAATCAAAGCTCGAATGAGCCAAGAGATGACTGAAATGAACAAGAAAATATGGCGCTTGCGTAAGAAATATTCCAAACTAATTGCAGAGGAAATATTTTACGGTCGCACCCAGGGTGCCACGGGTAAGTCGGAAACAAGTTCCGAAACCGATTAGTTCTGTTCTGCTTTACCGAGTAAATTCAGAATAAGTTGCACGGCACTATCCTCGTTAGCGAACTCCCCACCTTCTACTGACGCATTTACCACCGAACGCTTTCGCTCGATGAGTTGATAAATCTCCTCATCAATGGTGTCTTTAGTTAATAGATAAGTTGCCGTCACGCTTCCTTGTTGTCCGATGCGATGTAGGCGTGAGTATGTCTGGTCTACGTCTGCTGGTGTCCACGGAAGTTCTATGAATAAACACTCCTCTGACGCAGTGAGTGTGTGTCCAGTTTTGGCAGCCTGGATAGATAACACGATTACGGGTGCTTTATCTACGGTTAACTGCTGAAACTTGCGTTTATTCTCCTCTACTTCCTCAACCTTCATTCCACCCTGAATACGTAGGTCTCCATACTTACGGGCGATTTCGTCAACGATGTCTCGATGGTGTGCAGCGACAACGACCTTACGGCCGGCCTCTATACGTTCAGTAATCCACTCATGAGCGACTTCCATCTTTGCTTTCGCAGCAAGACGGCGAAGCACCGACAGACGGACTAAATGTTCGTTCGCTTCTGCCCTAATCATTGCTGATATGGCAGCGCCGTGCTGTGACTTGCCCTGCTCTATGGCGAGTTGTCGGGCTCGCTCTGCGATGTAGAGAATAATGTCGTTCTCTGCTTTCTTGTATTCTTTCATCGCTTGTGATGAGCCCTCTACCAGCAATTTGCTATGGACTACGGGTGGCAACTCCGATAACACTTGGTCTTTCGTACGGCGTATGTAGCAAGTGCCACGAAGCCTGTCATTGAGTTCGTCTAGGTGTGAGTGTCCACTGATATTCCACTGACCAAAACTGTCTTGGTATGCAGCGCAATAGCGTCGATAGAAACCCCACAACCCACCAAAGTCCTTGAGGCGACCCAGTACATCAAGTTGGCTTGCGTATTCGTTCGGCCTGTTCGTTACGGGTGTTCCCGTGAGACACAATACGAGACCTTCTTTTGGTGCGCTACGAGCTATCTTGACTGCTGC